GTTACTCCGAAAGAACCTACATTTATGGATACTGCTGTTATGGAAGAGGAAAGTCAACCACAACGAATATTCAGTAAAAATCCAGCAATAAATGAGGTACTGGCACAAACACAACCTTTTAACGCACAACAAAGACAAGGAACTGCAACTGGTGGTGAAGATTATAGAACTATGTCTTTCACTTCAAATGATACACATACATTGGGGCAGCAAAATATAGCACAACAAATGGGTTACGGGAATATGGCACCAAAGCAAGGTTTAGGTGTTCAGACTGGAAACACTGCATTAGATAAGGCACTAAATAGAGATTATAGTGGTTTGATGAAGGCAGTAGAAAAAAAGAAAGGTCCTTGGAGACCTGGGATGTAATATAAAGTATGGCAGTTGAATTAGGTACAAGGGTTGTTAAAGATACTACTCAATATGCAAATTATGCTATTGGTATCACTCTACCATTAACTTTTGGTGAGCATACATTTGAACAATCTTTTGTAACTAAAGACCAAGTTAAATCTAATATTAAAAATTTACTACTTACCAAAAAGGGAGAACGAATTCTTCAACCCGAATTTGGAAGTGGTTTACAATCCTTACTATTCGAACCAAATGTAGATGATTTGGAGGGTAAGATTGAAGATACTATAAATGAGAGCTTGGAACAATGGTTACCATATGTTACGGCAGAAGAAATTGATATTGATGCAACTGATGAGTTGAGAGATAATAATAGATTAAATGTTTCAATTAAATTTAGAATAGGAGGAGATATTAATTTAGAAACTCTAACATTCACAGTTCAGGGATAATAAGATATGGCAATTACAAAAACATCAAAAAATTTTAAAAATAGTGGTAAAGATATAAAATATCTTAACAAAGATTTTTCTGCGTTTAGAGGAAATCTAATTGAGTTTGCTAAAACTTATTTCCCACAAACTTATTCTGACTTTAATGAGTCATCACCTGGTATGATGTTTATTGAAATGGCATCTTATATTGGTGATTCACTTTCATATTATGTTGATGATACCTTAAAGGAATCATTAATGACACATGCGGATGATATTGAGAATGTAATATCACTTTCACAATATTTAGGATACAAACCAAAGGTAACATCACCTGCTGTAACAACTCTTTCGGTTTATCAATTAGTTCCCTCAACTGGAACTGCATCAAATAACACATATGATGAAAATTATCTATTGAGGATAAAAGAGGGTATGTTGGTGGAATCAACAAATGGGATTACATTTATAACACAAGATGTTGTAGATTTTTCAGACCCCACCGATAGAGAGATAACCGTATATCAAACGGATTCAAATACAGGAGAAACCTCATTTTATTTAGTTAAAAAAACTGTACAGGCAATATCTGCTGAGATTAAAGAAACCGAGGTGAGTTTTGGTTCTTATGAAGAGTTTCAAAGTATAAATCTGTCAGACACAAATATTATTGATATCTATGATGTAAGAGATGGTGATGGGAATAAATGGTATGAAGTTCCTTATTTAGCTCAAGAGTTAGTATTTGTGGATTACCCAAACACCGAAACAAATGACCCAGACTTGTATCAGTTTAAATCAACTGTACCTTACATATTAAATACACTTAAAACATCTCGAAGATTTGTAAAAAGGATAAACTCTGATAGTACAACAACAATTCAGTTTGGTGCAGGAGACCCAACGGTTAGTGAAGAAACTATCATTCCTTCATTTAAAAATGTTGGTTTAGGTTTACCAAATTCAATTTCAAAATTAAATGAATCATTTGACCCAACAAATTTCTTAAAAACACAAACATATGGGTCATCTCCATCTAATACAACAATGACTGTAAAGTATTTAGTGGGTGGTGGTGTTAATTCTAATGTAAAAAAAGGAACTATAACATCAATTAAAAATATTCAATTCGAGGATGATTCTGATTTATTTAATTCTGCACAAATTGGTGTATTGAACCAAACAAAAGCATCTGTTGCAGTAGATAACGAAGTTCCTGCAACTGGTGGTAAGGGTGGTGATACTATTGAAGAGATTAGACAAAATGCTTTAGCAAACTTTGGTTCACAAAATAGAGCAGTAACTGCTAAAGATTATCAAGTCAGAACATTATCGATGCCAACCAAGTTTGGTTCAATTGCAAAAGCATATGCTACAGCAGATGGTACATTAGATAACAATTCACCATCATCGATTTTAAGTTCACCAAAGGCTTTACAAGAATTTACTGATTTAGTAATGAGTTTTGTTGAAAAACCAGATTCAGAAGAACCAGATAGAAAGAGTGTTCAGCAAGAACTACAACAATTTTTAATTGGAAAAACTTCAAACGAAAATGAAAAGAATAATCCATTTGCAATAAATCTTTATTTGTTAGGATATGATTCTGATGGAAAATTAACAAATCTTAATCGTGCAATAAAACAAAACCTAAAAACATATTTAAATGAATATAAAGTTTTAACGGATGGTTTAAATATTAATGATGGATTTATAATCAATATTGGTATTGACTTTGAAATAATTACATTTAAAAATTATAACAAAAGTGAAGTTATAAGTAGCTGTATAGAAGAATTAAAAGATTATTTTAATATTGATAATTGGACTTTTAATAATACAATTAATTTATCCGAAGTGGAATTAATTATAGCAAATGTTGAGGGTGTTAGTTCAGTTCCAAAATTAAAAATTATAAATAAGTGTGGTGGTCAATACTCGCCAAACTCATATAATATAGAGGGTGCAATTAAGGATAAGATTTTATATCCATCACTTGACCCATCGGTTTTTGAGGTTAAGTTTCCAAACACAGATATTAAAGGAAGAGCAAGATAATGGCATACTATTTTTTAACAGCATCAAAAGATGCATCGGTGTACTTACAACAACCTGACCAAAATGCTGGTTTAGATGAGGTATTGGAAGTTAGTAAGGTTTATTATGGTAGTATCAAAGATGTATCAAGGGCTCTTCTTAAATTTGAAATATCTGGGTTTTCATCTTCACTATCTAATGGTGATGTTGGATTTGAAGAAGCTAGATTAATTTTAAGAGAAACTGAATCGGAAGAACTTCCATTAGAATTTACAATAGATATTAATGCAGTCTCTCAATCATGGGAGATGGGTAAGGGTACTCGCTTTGATGAAATAGAAACATCTGGTGTTACTTGGAATTACAGAGAAGGTGATTCATCATTAAGATGGGTAGATAATGTTGTAAACGGTTCAATTGTGTTTGCACCAAACTCAACTGGTTCTTTTGCAGGTAGAGGTGGTGTTTGGTACACCAATGTTAGTAGTTCTCAAAACTTTACATACCAATCACAAGATATTAATGCAGATGTAACTGAAATATTCCAATATTGGTTAAGCGGTTCGATTGTAAATGATGGTTTAATTGTAAAACATGAAAATTCTGTTGAAGATGATACCAATGATTATGGTATTCTTAAATTCTTTAGTAAGGAGACAAATACAATACACCAACCAAAAGTTAGAATTGGTTGGGATGATGTATCCTTTTCAACGGGCTCATTAACTGAATTAACGGCAGAGGAAATCAAGGTTGGAATCAGAAACTTTAAAAAGAGATATAAAGTAAATACAACCCCTAAGCTAAGGGTAGTTGGTAGAGAATTATACCCATTAAAAACTTTTTCATCGAGCGCACAATATGGTATAACAAGTTTCCTACCGACCACATCATATTATCAAATTTCAGATTATCACTCTGGTGATGTAATAGTTCCATTCAGCAACTATACCAAAATAAGTTGTGATTCTGATGGTAATTATTTTAATTTAAATTTATCAAATTGGGAAGTAGACCGAGTATATAAAATAGAATTCAAGATTACTATTAATGGTGTTGATTACTTCTTTGATGATGATTATACATTTAGCATAACTCCTTAACAATGCGTAAAAAAGAAAGAGGATTAAAAAACGAACGGTTTCAAAAGAAACTTAAACAAGATGGTTCGATTTCATTACCGAAGTCAAATGACTTTGGTGTGCGTGTTGCTAAATCACAAGTTATAAAAGGTAAACCAATAAGTCAAAATATCATTGAATCTAATGTAAATGATTCTACAATAAATTGGGCAGAAGTAAATAGTGCAGAGTATGATGTTCTATATGGTCAAATTAGTGAACAAGAATTGCAAGGTGGGATAATTGGGGGTAAATTAATTAGACCAAAGTACGATACAACCGAATTAGAAAAATCAATAGATACAAGAATATTCGAACTCATACCAAATACACCAGCACCTCAACCAGATACAGTACCAAGACCGGTTTATAATACGGCATTAGAACAAATAGATGATTTAACTGCAGAGGTTGAGAGATTAAATATCGAAGTGGGTAATTTAAATTCAACGATTTCAGAGTTGGAAATTATAAATGAATCATTGAGAATAGAGGCGGATAATGAAAAATTACAAGCCAATATAGCAAATGAACAAAGAGATGTTGCTAATACTCAAATTGCATCAACTACAATCGATTTACAAAACGCAGTACAAAATTCAATTAATGAAGCGGTGGAGAGGGTATCTTTAACTGCAAGAATTGAAGCATTGCAAGAATCATTTAGAGTACAGAAAGAATTAACTGAAGAAAGAGAAAAACAAAATGCTGCTCAAAATGCATTAGAAGGTGTAAATGGATTCTTTCAACAAACTGAAAATAGTGGTTGGAAAATTAGTTCTAGCGATATTCAAGATGAGGGTATTAAGGGACTATATATTAAAACTGAAAATGATAATGATGTTTACTTTAAGAATGGTGAAAAGGGTGTAGCATTCTTTAACTTCTCAACCGAAGAACAAACATTTACATTATCTTATGCAGGAAATAAGTTTGATGGTTATGAATGGTTTAATGGCCCAACAACATTTAAAGTTCCAGCAAGAAATGAACAAACTGCAGGTGTAACAACTGCTAAGTTTAGATTTAATAACTTACGAAAACGAACTGGTAAACGAAAAAGACAAGTTAATTCAGATGGTGCAACTATCACAATTAATACATCATCTGGTGATAAGTTAACACTTAAAGCATACTATTGGAAAGAAGTTAAGAGAAAAGATAGTTGGGGAACTGTTGGTAGTGCAAAAGTATTTGAAGGTCAAGATAAAACAGGTGGATAATGGCAATTAGAAGTTTTAAAGAAATAATAGATAATAAAGGGTATCGAATCTCTTCTAAAGATAGAGAAATTTTCGAAGAAGGTACTCTACAATCATTTTTCGGATTTTCGGATTCGGATATGATTGAGTTTATTATCTATGATGCTAATGACAACCAACTCCCACAGGGAGAATCGGGTGATTTAGTTAGGTACATTCCATTAAGTTCTGAAAATATAAAAGATTATTTTTTAATTGCTGATGGAACTCAATTTCAAGCATTTAACTTTCCTAATGAGTATTTTATAGATGCAGAAAGACTAATAAATGAGGCAGGATACAATAATGGTATTTTTAAAACTCAAATTACATTATTAAATAAACGAGTTGGGTTTGATAATTTAAATGAAAAACTTTGGATTAAAGAAATATCCCCATCTCGTAGGGAGGTAAAGCTATTGCCAATAAAAAATGAAGTGTCCTCTCAAACAGATTTATTAACCCGATTCAGTATAATGGTAAACGGCTCCTCTTTTAGAGATGATATTATACCATATATTGGTGAGTTCGTTGAAAAGATTGACCCAAAAGAAATAGATACGTTTATTAAAAGTATTTATAGTGATAAGTGGTATAATAAAATGATTTCTGAATTCGGTATAAAAGGATTCGATGTGATGATGACAAGAATCCATAAAAAATTTGCAGAGGCAATGAAATATGAATTCTTAAATAGAAACTCATATATAGGTGACCCAAATTATGGAAATAAAAAACCATCAAAAGATTCACTTTCTTTATCAAAAGAAGCGGTATATAAAACTGCACAAAGAATTTTAATTGAGTGTATAGAGTTGTATTTACCACAAAGAACTATTCAACCAACAACAACACAAGAAAATGAATTTGATAAGAGTAGAGATAGAGTTGATAAAATTATACAATCAAGAGAATCAGATGTGGTTATTCAACCAAAAATACCACAAATAGAAGTTACAAAAGAAAAAGATATTAATATTACCGAGGAAGAAAAAAAGTTAGAAATATCTATTAAAGATGAAGTTCCTAATGAACTACCAAGACCAAAATTTATAAAACCAAATCCATCTAAAAGTAAAAAGAAGGATTTCTTTAAACAAAAATTTATAAATTATGGTGGTGGAGCAAGACCTCAATTAGATAATAATATAAAAAGTAGAACATTATAATGCCAGTACCAAGTAAAAATATAGACTTTGACCAAGTGGGATTGCCAGAGGATGACTCTACTTTATCACAAGATGGGCCACAAGGTGGAGGTGGAGGTGGACAACCTGCAGGCGGTAATGGACCTGGTGGCTCTGGTACATCTAATTCTCAAACAACAACTCGTAGTGATAGTTACTATTTTAGCATATCCTCGAATCAAACGGGCTGGACTCTTGTTATAGATGGTACACCAAGGACTGGTCAAAAAACCGTTAGAGTTTTACGAGAAAATTTAGCAGAAAAAAATACAAAGATAGAAATTGCAAAGGAAGGCTATATCAGTAATACATATTATGAAGTTGAAATGTTAAATGATGGTTCTCCTATAATTAATAATGCAAAGCTTCAAAAAAAATTAGGTTTAAATACAAAAGATATTGTATTAACAAAATATACAAATAATGAAGTTGTTGGTTTACCAAAATCTATTACTGATACAACTTCTAATGAATTAGATTTTAAATTAACAAAAAAGTTAAGTGGTGGTGGTGATGAATATGAAGAACCGAGTTCTTATAAAGTAACTTTTACAATTGGTGGTGAGGGTGCACCTGTGAGTGTTTTAAAGAATGGTAATAAGTCTGCACAATTTTTCCCAAGTGTAGGGGAGTCTTCATATGAAGATGTAGATGGGACATCTTATGTAATTAGTTCAGCAGACACATCCCTTTATAGAATTGTCGATATTACAATTACAAAACCAGGTAACAAGCCAGTTATTTTAAAGGCAAATGAAGGTGAAACATTAGAAACCACATTGACTTTAAATTCTGATTATAATATTTTAATAAATACCGAAAAGCTTGCAGTTCCATTAGAAGGATTAGACCCACGAATATCATTAGTAAATGATGACCCGAGAAAGTATAATATTAATAATAAGTCTGGTGTTCCGATATTGATTCAAAAAAACAAGGATGTACAGGCCATAACAATTATAGTTGGTGATGATATTTTAGAGTTTGATGATTTAGATGAGAGTGATGTTATTGGATTAACAATACCTCATAATGTATTTGAAAAAATAGGAAAATATCAAGTTAAGTTATTTCCTTTTTCATTTGATGACTATGAAAGTCAAATTAGAGAAGATGAAGAGCCTATTACAATTACACCAAAAGAGGTTACTCCTAAATTTGTAGAAACTGAAAAAGAAATACCCACCCCACCAAAAAATGAAGATAAATTTAATTCATACATAGATAGAGGTACAAAATCAGGTGGCTCTCCGAGTGGTGGTGGTAGAGGTAATAGATTCGAAGACTTCAAACCGGAAGAAGAAATTAATCCATTTACAAATGATGGTAGTTTTGTTGATAGACCTAATTATGATATAAACCAATTCTAATGGCAGACAAAAAGATAAACATATCGGATTGGATTAAAGGGAATCGAAAGACTCCAAATAAAACACTGTCATCTGGCTTTGATTTTAATCAAAAGCCTTTAGATATTTCAACACCAATAACTGCAAATAATTTTCCAACTATACTAAAAAACGATTTAGGGTTAAAATCAAATTTACCTCCAATATCTTTATCAGACAGACCCAGAAATGTAAATGAAGTTGATGCACAAAAAGATATTGTAACAAAGTTAGATGAAGGAACACAAGATACCGAAACAACAAACATTTTAGATAGGGGTATTGATTTAATAATTAATGTTGTTGATGAAGTATCTGTAAATATTCCAGATATTGTAAATATATCATATCCTAAAGTAATAAGAGGTGCTGATTTTGTTGGGTACGATGTAGACTTCAGTATTAAATTTGGTTCTACTAATGCATCTTATATAAAATTATTTATAGGAAATTCTACTGATTTTATAAAAGTATCACCTGGTGAACTATCTAAATCTCAAAGAGAAAAAAGAAAGGGAATTAGAACAACTTCGGTAAATTTAAATGTTCAAGAACTTATCCAAAAATATTCAGTTGAAGTTTATGATGATGGTGATAAGGTAAAAATTCCAATAAAACTAATTCCAATAAACGATGAAGGAAAGGAATCCGTAGAGGGGCCAATAGAGCAAATACCAATTGTATTTGATAAGGGAGATATTGATATACCTCGTTCTATCGCTGTTAATAGAATTGCAGAAGGATTTATAAAACAATTCAATAAGTGTAGTTTTGATGATTCAACTTATTTGACACACTTATTACACTTGGGTGATGGTGATAATAAAGTTATAACTACTTGGAGAGGTTTGAGAGAATCAACTCAAACTGGTGCAGATGCATCATCGTTGATTCTTAAATTATATGAACCACTTCCTGCAGATATACAAACAAATCAAAAGGTTTGGATAACGAAAATTCAAACAAACCCAATAATAGAAACACTTACATTAGTAGGTGATAGTGAAGATTATTGTCCTCCTCTTAAAGGCCCTAATTTTTCTTTAGAGGTTGATAGTGGAATAGGTTATCAAGTCTATGATGATTTATTAGCAAGTGGTTCTGCAACGAATACATCTCTTGTACAAAAATATATTACAAATACTGGAATAGACACAGAAAAACTAAATATACAGTATGTTAGTGGGTCTGAATTCCTGTTTGATAATTATGTACACTTTGGTTCTGCCGAAGAGAGAGTTAAAAATTTCTGGTATAAAATAGAATTATTAGAATCATATCAGTCAAAATATAATGAACTATCAATCACAAATGTTGAACTTGGTTATGTTGTAGCAGAAGGTGGTGCGTATGATGGATATGTTATTATAACAGAAGATAGTTCTTCATTACAACTGCAAGATGTATTCCAATCACCAACGAATCAAATACAAGCACAAAAACAATTAGATAATATTAATAATTTAATTGGTTCATTTGATGGATTTGAAAATTTCTTATATACATCTACGGATGATTTGGCATATCCAAAAACAGGAAACACAATCGTTGCAACAACTGATATTAGTGCAACAACATGGTATAATTCAACTGTAAACACTGCAGCAGATTTTGATAGAAACAATGTTGATTATTTAAACAATAATCTTCCAGAGTTTATACGAGAAGACTATCAGAACGAGGACTTCATGTTGTTTATGGATATGTTAGGACATCACTTTGATATTATATGGGTTTACATAAATGGTTTAAATAATTTAAGAAAACCACAACATAAATCAAATTTAGGATTTTCTAATGATTTAGTTTATACTTTATTAGAATCATTGGGCTGGGAAGGTAGAAAAGCATTTGACTCTCAATATTTGTGGGAATATGCATTAGGACAATACAAAGATGGTTCTACAAAATACCAACAATCTCTTAAATCTGCAAATGAAGAAGTTTGGAGAAGAATCCTTAACAACCTACCTTACTTATTAAAGCACAAAGGTACATCTCGTTCTTTGAAAGCAGTAATGGCTTGTTATGGTGTCCCACAATCACTTCTTACGGTTATGGAGTTTGGTGGGCCAACCGACCCAACCGATGGGGGAACTCAACCATTTACTTTCGAAGATAGAACTTCGGCGGTAGTATTTAATGGGTCATCGAGTGAAATAAATCCAGCATATCTACTTGCACCATTTAGTACATCTGCAGTCCCAACATATGTTAACTCCGAAGGTGAAACCAAGCCACAAACTATTGAAATGAATGTTAAGTTTGATTCGGTAGGAAATCACCAATTATTACAAGGATATAATAACACTTGGCATTTAGATGCAATACAAACAACAGGTTCGTTTGGTAAACTTAAATTTTCAATATCTTCATCAGTTTCACTTGAAAGTGTGGAAACAAATGAATACAAGATTTTTGATGGTGAATATAGAACAATTACACTAACACGAACTTATAATGACCCAACTTCATCATTTGAGTTATATTTAATAGAATCTGATAAAGAAAGATTAAAGATAAATCATAAAAAGACTTTAAATGTTGGTGATTCAGAATGGGATACCTCTGGTGATGAAATATATGTAGGTAAATCATTAACGGGTTCACTTGATGAGTTTAGATTATGGAGAGTTCCATTAGAAGATACCGTTATTGAAACTCATGCAAAAATGCCTGATGCAACAAATGGTAATAACTACTCATCTTCAACCGAAGATTTATGGTTAAGATTTGATTTTGAACATCCTGAAAATAGAAGTGTATCATCATCAATACCAAATGTAGCAGTAAATCAGGTATATGGTGGAAGGACTGGTTCTTTTGTCAATTTTATAAACAATACAACTTATCCATATTCTCACGAAGTCTATGAAAGAACTGTAACTGCACAAGTACCTTCTTTAGGGTTTAATCAGGCAGATAAGATTAGATTCGAAGAACAAGAGTTAGTTAGTGAATTATCACATAAAGTTAGAGCAACTAAAAAATCATTAGATAGAGCACCGGTTGATTCTTCTCGATTGGGATTATTCTTCTCACCAATTAAGGAGTTGAATATGGATATTATTAAATCTATTGGTAATTTTAATATAGATAATTATATAGGAAATCCTTCCGATGAATATAAAGATGATTATACCGAATTAAAAGATTTAAGAGATTATTACTTCCAAAGATTAAATAGAAACATTTATGAATATATAAGACTTGTTAGATATATTGATAAATCATTATTTGATGTATTAGAAGATTTAGTTCCTGCCAGAGCAAAAGTTTCTAAAGGTTTATTAATTGAACCACATTATTTAGAAAGAAGTAAAACTAAATGGAACAGGCCTACATCCGAACAACGAGATTATGAAACAAATGTAGATGTTGATGATGATGTAGTATTGGTTGGAGATAATAACCAATTCCAAGCAAACATAGATGGTGAGTCTGATGTAGTTTTATCTCATCAATATGATAACTATGATGCAAACATAGATGGTGAAGAAGATGTTGTATTAATATCAACCAACCCGCAATATGATTCATCTATTAATATTGATGATGATACTTCTTTAGTTGGTAATTATCCAACCTATGTGAGTGAAATCGAAGTTCCTGATGGTAGTAAAGTAGAGGCACTTGTTGATGCGACTACATTTGAACAAATCGGTATGGACCCTAACTCATTGGCAAATGCTGGGTTTGGTTTATATGCACCTATTGCTGGAACTGGTTCATTAAATACTATTGATATTTTTGGAAACATAACTTCTTCGAGAAAATTAATATTTAAAACAAACGAGGAATACATAGAAAAAATAAGTGTTCAGACCAAAGGTTGGCCGGCAACTTCAAATAATGAACAAGTTGAATATGAACTGCAGGATGTAACTAAAACAAGAAGTAAGGTTACAATACTACCTATTGGCTCAACACCACCATCTGTTGGGAATGATATAACTGAAGTTATTCCATTAAATGGATATTTCCCAACACATTATAGATACAAAAATAATTTATCACAAGGATTGAAAAATTCATTCTTTGAAGGTTCAAAACAATCAGCTGACACAACCCCAGATGGGTTATCGCCCGTTGAAACATTCACTACGAATCCAAACATTTTAAGAGTTGCGGATACTGGTAGAGGAAGTGGCGAACCAATTCTTGAGGTAGATTAATTAAATTTCAAAATAGTTATATTTATTAGTACATAATAAACAAAAGGGCAAATTAAAAAAAAATTATGGGATATTTAGACAATACATCAATTACAGTCGATGCCATCCTAACTAAAAAAGGTAGACAGAAGTTGGCATCGGGTCAGTCCCTTAACATTACCAAATTCGCATTGGGTGATGATGAGATTGACTACACATTGTACGAACCAGCACACCCAAAGGGTAGTGCCTATTATGATTCGGCAATTAAGGCGATTCCAATTCTGGAAGCAAGTCCTGATGAAACACAAGTATTAAGATACAAGTTAGTTACATTACCAAAAGGAACAACTCAAATTCCAGTAGTGGCATTGGGTATTTCTTCAATCGGAGTTTATCAAGATGAAGGGCAAGTTGCTTTATCACCAACAACTTCACCACAAGGAAATAGTGCAGCAGGATATACCGTTGTATTAGCAGACCAACGAGCAGGTACATTGGCAGTGACACAAGGTGCAACTGCAGCAGGTTCTGTTCCAGTATTCTTGGGAGAAGAAGTAACTACTACGGCACAAGTGGTAAGTGGTTTAGGATTTACATTTAGTCCTAATCCATCGTTAACATCTAATGTTTCTACTACGATAACTGTGTATGGTAACGAAACGGGTGGTTCACAAACTATTCCAGTAACGGTAACTTATAGAAGTACAACATAATAAAGGAGAATAGACATGGCAATTATAAACGACCCAAATATAACCGCACAACTACAAAGTTTAGCACAAGGCGGAACAATCGACAGTAATGATGTAGTAGCCCTTTTAAATTCAGCATTACCAGCAGGACAACAATTACAATCTGGTGCAGGCGTAACTACTGGAATCTATAAAAGATTCGGTGAATTTGATAAAGTAAATGCAAAAGTAGAAGTAGTAACAACTGGATTATGGTCTGGTGATACTGGTTCTTTAACTTCAGTATTTACATCTTCAACTCAAGTTGCAGCAGATAGTGGAGATTACTACTTTAACATATATGATAAAAATCCTGCAACTGATACTTCTGCAGAAGTACAATTCGCTGTGGCATATGGTCATGTAAATGGAAGTGGTTCAATATCATTAGCAAATTCGGATGATGCATTACTTGCTTCAAAAGCAACTTATGCTCAATATAAATCAGTTCTTTTAGACCCAACTGATGCTAAGTTCTCATTTGAGAATGGTAGTGGTGTTGCTGTAGATTCAAATTCAATCTATGCTGTAAACATTAATAGAGCAAGGTATAGAGAAAAAATGGACCCAGGTAACTGGTCAATAACTTTAACTGGTGCAAGTGGTACATTTACTTTCATTGATGATTCTGGTAAAAAATTCGGAGATACATTAGGAAAGGCTGGTAGAGTATTTAAAGTTGTATCTGGTTCACTTAACTTGGGAACTGAAAATGAAGCAACAATTAATACAACTACTGCTTCTAACAATGAAGGATATGGATTATTCTATCCTGATAGAGGTATCATTATTCTTAACCCATCGGCTATCCAAGATACGGTTGGTAGTGTAGATGGTGGTACTTTAGTAGGAGATGAAGGTGTTTCTGCCGAGGCTAAAAATCACGAAAGATTATATCAAGCAATTAATGCAGGTGGTGATTTCCAGGCAAGAAGAACTGAAAATGTATCAACACAACATTTCTTTGTTAGAGCAACTAATAGAGAGTTCAACTACTCAAACAATCCAACTTATGTAAATACAAATGGAACATTTGCAGAAACTACATTTGAAACTGACCCAAAAACTTACATTACATCGGTTGGTTTATTGAATGATGCAAATGAACTGATTGCAGTGGCTAAAACTTCTCAACCAATTGAGAAATCATTTGATAAAGAAGTATTAATTAAAGTTAAACTTTCATTCTAATAAAATTTATTAAAATATAAAACGAAGAAGAACCCCACAAAAGTGGGGTTTTTTGTTTCTTAATATTTATATAAAAGTATTTTTGTATGCTAAAAGAGATTCCAAAATCAGATATAGTAGTTAGACCTTTCAAAGTTTACAAAGAGTGGACTTTGGATGAAAGTGATATTGTTCCAATGTATGGTACAAATCAATCTGCTAGTTTATACGATTCTGATACCGATTCAAAAAACACGAATGGAATCTCTAAAAGAACTTTATACGATTCGGTAAAAGCACAATTCTACTTAAATCCAGCCACATCATCTATTGTAACCGAAGTTGGTAAACGAGAGTCTTATGCATCTACAAATGAAAGAGTAATTGGTGATACGATTGGTGTAATATCAATTCCACAGGAATATTATGGTGAGGGTGTTAAGGTTGGTTCAATGGTTGTTGAATATGGTGCAATAACTGCAACCGATGATACTAATTCTAACTTAATTGATTCTGCCTCAAATATAAAAGGAAATGTTTTTTATGATAGAGGGTTAATAGTTTTGACTGATGGGATTGTTGATGATTCAACTTTATCCTCATTTGATATTTCATATCGTTCAACAATGACTATTTATGAAAATGAAATATTCCTATCGGTAAATGAAAACGAATTTAATGTATCCCAAAACCCAACCGCAGTTTATGAAGTTGGTGGTACAACAAAAACAATTAGTATAACAAAACCGGGTAGTAGATTAGTAGACCAACAATATGTTTCACAATCTATCTATCAAGCCGGTTCAAAATATATTAAAAATTCAAATCATCCGATTGTATCTTCAATTAATGATTCATCGGTTGGAAGTTTTGATGATTATATAGTATCATCATCGGTTGACCAAACTGGTTCTTATTTAGCACCATTTATTACAACAATTGGATTATATGATAATGCAGGTGATATGGTTGCCGTAGCCAAACTACCAAAACCAATAAAGTCATTACCAGATTATCCCGTAAACTTCATTGTTCGTTTCGATACATAAGGTTATATTTATATAATATAAAGGAAAGAAATTATGACTTTAGAAGAAAGATTAGTAAAAAATCCACCAGCACAATCAAAAGCAAACATCAAAGGTGGTGATAAAACTTTATTAGAGGCCGATGGTGGATTAGACCTTTCAAAAAATGAAAGTGCTCTAAAACAAGCAAGAGGTGGTAACTTAAACAGTAAACCCTACTCTGATACAATTAAATAAGAATTTATGATTCAATGGTTATGGGAGGGAAACCACATCAAAGATGAGGACATTCCCGAAAACGCAGTAGGATTCATCTACATGATTGAACACATCCCTACTGGAAAATACTACATAGGTAAGAAAAACCTAAAAGCAAAAAGAAC